TAATCTATCTAAAAGTGACGAACCTTACATACATTGGCCAAATAGAGGTCCAATTATTAAGGCACAAATAGAGAAAATCTTAAAACTAACAAGAGGTTAATATGGACGTAAAAGCAAAACATAAAGAACTCAAATCAAAAGTTAACGAAGTTGAACAAGTAAGAAATAATGATAGATCAGTAACAAGTTGGCAAACTTTAAGAGAACTCAAAAAACTTAAACTAAAAGCAAAGGATAAATTGTATGAGATTAAGCAAAAGCTTCACGCTTAGTGAAATGGTTAAAAGCCAGGTCGCTGAACGAGAGGGTATAAACAATAACCCTAGCGAGGCACAAATAGAAGCACTACAAAGATTGTGTGAAAATGTGTTACAACCAGTCCGTGACCATTACGGAATGCCTGTTACGGTTTCCAGTGGGTTTAGATCGGCTCAGTTGTGCCAAAGGATTGGCTCATCTATTAATTCACAGCACGCTTCTGGCCAGGCGGCCGATTTTGAAATCTTTGGAATTTCCAATCAGGAGTTGGCTCATTGGATTGATAAAAACCTAGACTATGACCAGTTGATATTGGAGTTTTGGAATCCTGAAGATAAAAACAGCGGGTGGATTCACTGCTCTTATAAAAATCCTGAAGACAATCGTAAAGAGTTTTTAAGAGCATATAGAGACTCAGATGGTAAGACAAAGTATGAAAAATACTCTTACATCAAATACAACAATCAGGAACCTACAAAAGATGAACTTAATGATATGATGAGTGAAAAAGGCATTTAAAGCTTGACTTTTTGTTAATTAAGTGATATATTGGATATATTATGGCTAAAAAATTTAATTTTATTGATTTGAATAAATCATTACTTCCTAAAACCAAAGGTATGAAAGTAGATGGTTTTAGATTTTATAACATAGACGGCAAAAACTATCCGTCTGTAACTACTGTATTAGGTATTCTTAAAAAAGAAGGCCTACAAAAATGGCGTGATAGTATTGGTGAAGAAGTTGCTAAATGGGAAATGGGTAGAGCAGCTCGTAGAGGTAAAGCTACTCACACTTTAGTAGAACAATACCTTAAAAACGAAACACCAAGTATTAGAGACGTATTACCACTAGGTTTATTCAAACTATTAAAACCTTACATAGATCAAATAGACAACATACATTTACTTGAAGCAATTATGTATAGTAAAAAACTAACAATTGCTGGCCAAGTAGATTGTGTGGCAGAATACAATGGTAAGTTATCAGTAATTGACTTTAAAACTGCTAATAAAGAGAGACAGGAAGATTGGGTAGAAAACTACTTTTTACAAACAACAGCTTATGCTCATATGTACGAAGAAACATTTGGTACACCAATTGAACAAATAGTCATTTTATTAGGTAATGAAGACGGTACAGCACAATGCTTTATTAAAGAAAAAAAAGATTATGAGCAAAACTTAATAGAAGCAATAGATGGCTTTTATAAATATTATGAAGAATTAAACAAAGATAAAGTCAAAAGTACCGAAAAATAATAAAAAGGTGATTTAAATTCCTACTTGCGACCTAACAGCTAAAGGGAATATGAAAAAACTAATTTTAATTTTATCATTATTATGTTCAAGCGTATTTGCTGAAGAATATACTCCATTTCATTGGAGAAACTTACCAGCAGTATGTGGTACACCTGAAGATGTACAAAACTACATTGATTACAATGAGTTAACTCCTAAACATTTAAGTTTAGGTAGAGAGTCAAGTGATCCAGATGGTGAACCAGTTTATATGGTAACGTATTATGAAAATGATAAAGGCGAAACATTGGTAACTGTTGATGTACCTAATGGTATAGAAACTTGTATATTATATCATACATTTAATAAAATGCAAGTATTAGAAAACTCAAAACCTAATACATAAAAGGAAAAATGAAAACATTATTAACAATATTATTAGCAAGTGTCATATTGACAGCTTGTAGCATTAAAGAACCTAGACTATCATTTGGTAAAAAATGTTTAGAAAAAGACAATCAAGTTGTCTATTCATACATTTGGCTATGGGATAAAAAAGTGGGTTTAACTGCTAGTGAAGCAGACTGCGAATTAATAGAAAAGAATTAGACGTTGAAGGTAAGATAATAACTAGTGAGGACGTGGGGGAAGCACCCACCACCTCCACCAATTTAAAACACATATATGTGTGCTTTGAGGGGGTGAGTTAGATTCGACTGCTACTAAAACTTACTGGAGTTTAATGGCTGATACCCTACTATCAAATCATAAATGCTAACGAAAGTTATGCACTTGCTGCCTAGTTAATAGGTAACGGCGTTGGTGAGTACGTGGCAACAGAAACTCACCATTGACAAATACTAAAAAGTATGATATATTATAAATAAGAATGCTATAACACACAAACACAAACAAAGGAGTAAATTATGGCAACAACATCAAAAAACGCTTACGAAATAAGAAGCGATCTATTAGGCTTAGCTAAACAATTAGTTGAGTTTAACTATCAAGTACAAGTAAACAACTACGAATTTTCATCTAAAAAAGATGGTGATGAAGTTGTTACATCTTTCAAAGCACCAACAGTATCAGCTGAAGACATCATTGAAACTGCTAAAAAGTTTAATGACTTCGTAACTACTGGTGATAGTCTTTCTACTTTTAAAGAAGTAGGTCAAAAGATGTATGAAGAAGGTTTAAAAAATACAAAACCTTTTACAGAAGCATACCAAAATATGGTAAAAGCTTTCTATCCTCACTTAAACGGCCAAAGTAAGTAATATGTGGCCTTACACAAGTGAAGAATGGGATAACATTACATATGGTATCTCTAAAAAAATGAAGAACTTTAAAAAGATTAAACAAAACGGTTTAATTTTGGCAAGTATAATACCTAGTGTATTAATTGTTTTATTGTTATTAGCAATAATTTAAAGTTTGGCGCCAAGGGGTGGTGTGTAGCTAGCGTGAAAACCACCCTTTACAAATCAATTAAAATATGATATAGTGGAGGTCATATGAATAGTAAAGAGTTTAGTTTAAAAGTTGAGAACATTGTCAAAGAAAAAAAATGTTCTTATATGGATGCCGTGATATTATATTGTGAAAAACTTGAAGTTGATCCAGGCACAGTATCAAATCTCATTTCAAAATCATTAAAAGAAAAAATCAAAGCAGAGGCCATCAATTTAAGAATGGTCAAATATCCGAAGTGTGGCCAATTACCTGTTTAATTTATGTATGGTGGATTTGATGTATTTAAAGTTTATTTGGGAGTTAAACTACACTTTACAACAGATACATATGATTATATTAAATATGAGGGAAAGGTTAACTGTAAATTAGATACCTTTACAAAAAGAAATGATAGGTATTTTTTTCACAAGTTAAGTAAACAATATGGACAAAATGAAATACTTGATTTCTTCGTTGCCAACTTTGCTAACGACAGTAAAGGCTGGATTGGTAACTTGTTACAAAAAGACGGTAAAGATGTTTATTTGGATTTTAGAAAGCGTAAAGAAGCTTTTGCCTATCATTTTAGAGACGATCTGGTACGGATTAGTAATGACTTTTCTTCTAATAGCCTTTCTTTTGATGATGGCTTTGTATGCAATAATGGACAACATCCTAGATTGTTACGATTACTTATTCAAAAAAAAGCGTCACAGCAGACCTTCATTGTGCTTGACCACTTTTTGTCGTTTAGTAAGAATTGGAATAAAAAAATTACCGAAAAAGTTGTATGGCCTAAAATCTCATCTACGATTACCAGATTAAAACCTTTTATTCGTTTTAACGAAACAGAATGTAAGATGATAATGAAAGATGTTTTTATAAACAAATGAAAAGAGTATTTTGTATAGGTAATGGCGAAAGCCGTCAAAGTTTAGATTTAAGAAAATTAAGAGAACACGGCACAATTTACGGCTGTAACGCCTTATATAGAGATTTTACACCAGATGTATTAGTGGCGGTTGACCAAGGCATAATGCACGAAATATATCATAGTGGTTATTGTCACAATAATGTAGCTTACTTTAGAAATTGGTCAAAAGTGCCTGCTCAATTATTTGATAATATGATAAAGGCTGGTGCCACAGATGAAGATTTAAGATTGGCCAGAGAAGAAGGCGCTTTCTATGAAAATAAGAGAACACCAGAAACAAATCATTTTGTAATGCACGGTTCAAGTGTGGCAGGTGTGGCTCACGTTGTTAGAAAAGATAAATCAAAACATAAAAGATACGTACAACAAAAATCAATTAAGATTTCTTGGATTAAAGATAATGATAAATCAAATTGTATTAATGATATATTAAAAGATAAAAAGGATCCAGGTTGGGCGGCTGGGCCTATCTCTGGTTATATTGCTTGTGTAAAAGAACAACCAGACGAAGTTTATCTAATTGGCCACGACTTAAACAGTACCACAGGTAAAGTCAACAATATGTACAAAGGCACATCAAATTACGTATTGCCAGATCACGCTCCTACACCAAGTGTCAATTGGGTACAACAATGGAAACAGACATTTTGGGACTTTAATGGTAAAAATAAAAATAGAAGAATACAGTTTTTTAAGGTTAACCCCAATTTAAGGGACGCCAATGATGTCAATAGTCCTGTAAGAGAATGGGACGGTACTGTTACCAACTTACAATATATGGATATGAAACAGTTTTATAAGAACTTTAATCTCAAATGAACATTGACATTTTAAGTAATTTGTGATATATTGGACGTTAATATGTTTGATAAAATAGTATATAGAATTTGTGATAAGATAGTTTCTATCTGCGAGTCAATCAAAGGTAGAATTAAGACAACACCACAAAAAGATTGGTTAAAAGGCTATCGTAAGTGGAAAAGTCGTATAAATAAAAATGAAGGCGATTAAACAGCCTACACAAATACAACGAATACAAAGTAATAAGGAGAAAATATGGACTTTGAAACATTAAAGAGATCGTCAAGTAACTTTGACAAATTAACAAAAGCTTTAGAGCAAAACCTTGCTCCAGAGGATCAATCAAATAAAAACAAATACCAAGACGACAGATTTTGGAAACCAGAGTTAGACAAAACTGGTAACGGTTATGCTGTTATTAGATTTTTGCCAGCAGTTGAAGGTGAAGACTTGCCTTGGCAAAGAATTTGGTCACACGCTTTCCAAGACAAAGGCGGCTGGTATATTGAGAACTCATTAACAACTTTAGGTCAAAAAGATCCTGTTAGTGAAGAAAATACAAGATTATGGAATACAGGTGTTGATAGTGATAAAGAAATTGCTCGTAAGAGAAAAAGAAAATTATCATACTACTCAAACATCTTAGTCGTAAGTGACCCTAAACATCCAGAAAATGAGGGCAAAGTATTTTTATTCAAGTTTGGTAAAAAGATATTTGATAAGATTACTGAAGCGATGCAACCAGCATTTGATGATGAGAAGCCAATTAACCCATTTGATTTTTGGAAAGGTGCGAACTTTAAACTAAAAATTAGAAAAGTTGATGGTTATTGGAACTATGACAAATCTGAATTTGAGGGTGTAACAGCTCTTGCTGAAAGTGATGACAAGATTAAAGAAGTCTGGTCAAAACAACACGCTCTTAAACCTTTCCTTGACCCTAGTAATTTTAAAACCTATGATGAACTCAAAGAGAAACTGAATAGGGTAATTACGGGTGATCGAAACGCTAGTACCGTTGAGAACGCAAACCTCCCGCCTCAAACCAATGGTAAAG